CTTTAAAATCATCTTTTGATAAATACGATTTTATATTTCCATCTTTAGCTTGTTTTGAATATGTTTCCTCATCTGTATATTCAATTACTTTAGGTTCACTTGGTGTTGCTGCTCCAAGTGTATCAGGTGAACCAAATAAAGCTCCTCTGAGTTTATCTTTTGCTTTACCTATTAGTTTACCAGCTCCTTGTTTTAAGATAGTTTTAGGGTTACCTGCTGATTCTTTTAGAAGTTTTCCTACTTCAGTACCACTTCCTTCGTTTACAACTGGAGTTTGAGAATCTTGTTCTTTTATCTGGTCTATTACACGAGTTGGTATTTGATTTACAGGTATTCCTAATTTAGTATTTACTTTATCTCTAAGACCACCAATACCTCCCTCAACACCAAGTTTAGAAAGTCCTTTTCCAATTAATCCATCATCACCAGCTTCTCCTCCAGTACCTTCTTTCATCTTCTCCAAATCAGGAGTAGAACGTTGTGCTATACGAGTAGCTTCATTTCCATATATAAGTGGATTGTTTAGTTCAACGGCAGATTTAGTTCTTACACCAGTAAGTTCTTGTTCTACAAGAGTTTCTTTATCTGATTTTACAGATTTATCTTGAGTTGAACCTTTAAATAATTCTAATAGTGTTTTTCCCATCTTATGCTACTCCTAATCCAAATACGTTACCACTTCCTCGTTCAGCTCTATCCATTATAACATTGGTAACTTTATCTTTATCTAAATAAACATCTCTAGTACCTGCAGTTGTTTGTATTAACATATCCATCTTCTGTAACATCTGTGATTGATATTCTGAAAGTGAACCTTCTTCAACTGCGGTTGTTTCGGTACTACTCTCATCACCACCTAATCCTAATACAGATGCTAACTTACTAATTGGTCCAGCCAATGCTGCAACTCCAGCAAGTACTACAAGACCTGGTAATCCAGCTATTCCTAAAAATCCAAGAGAAGCTCCAAGTAAAGCAAATGCTCCAGCTAATCCTGCTATTACAGGTATCATTACTGACATTGGTCCAATCAAACCTACCATTTGAGTAATTTGTGGAACCATCTCAGAAATCATAGATGCTGCTCCTCCAAATACTTCTAATCCTTTTCCTGCCATCAAAGCACCAGCTCCAAATACTATCAATGAAGCTCCTAATAGTGCAATTGCAATTGAACCTGCGGTTATAAATGGTAAAGCAAATCCTAATGCCGCTGCTGATGCTGATAGAAGTATCAATCCTCCAGCTATTGTTGCAAATTGTCCTATACCTATATCACCCATCATCTTCATAGATAATGCAAATGGTACAAGTGCTAATCCTAAAGCTGCTACTGCAATTGAACCTTGTAATAATTGTCCACTTACTTTACCAAGTACCATAGCTATTGCTGCCATACCTGCTAAACCAGTTAATCCCATACCAACCGATGTCCAAGTTACTGAACCAAATTCTTGGAATGCTTTAGCAGCAACGAATAAAGCGGCTGATAAGATTAAGATTGCTGCTGCTCCCTTAACCATATTCATTACATTCATTCCTTTACCACCACTTGCTTTGTTTAGTTTACCTGCTACACCATCACCACCGGCACCACCAGCTGCAGTTGTAGCGGTTGATGCAATACCACCTCCACCTTTAGATGGAAGTTTGTTGAATAGTTTTCCAATACCTGGTAATTTACCAGCCATTCCTTTTACATCAACTCCCATTTGACCAGCTGCAATTGCGGCTGAACCTAATCCTTTAACCATTCCACCAAGTGGACCAGTTACAATACCAGTAAGAGTTTCTTTAAGAGTATCAAATTTAGATAACTGAATAGAACCATCATCATTTAATTTATCCATATTAGCAGCCATCTTTTGGAATTGTTCTACTGTCATTCCAGCTGCTTCAGCGGCCTGTCTTTTTTGGAATACATCCATCTTGTTGAATGCATTAATACCACCCATTTGTTTGATGGTTTCTTTTACAGAAGCACCTAACTTACCATCATATGCTAATTGTCTTGCTTTGTTAAGGTTGATATTTCTACCTAACATTGCTCCCAATTCTAATTCTTTAGTAATAGATGATTCGAAATCTAAAAGAGAATCGGTTACACCTGTAACAGTACTCATATTAACACCAAGTTTTGCTGCCATAACAGCTGCTTGTGCTATATTCTTACCACCATCCTTACCATATTCAGCAAATGCCTGTGTTGAATTTGCAACATCCTGCATTACTTGTGATGGAATTACACCATTTTGTTTAGCAAATTCTTTAGTAGATGCTGCTAAGTTTTGTGCAGTTTCAACAGAACCACCATTTAATCGTGCGAATGCTCCAGTCAGTTTAGCTGCTTCTGAACCACTAATACCCATATTAGTAGCCATTAAGTTGGTATTAAGTTGTGTTTGGAATGATAACTCCTCAATTCCACCTAATTCTGCTGATAATCCTTTAGTAGCTTCTAATGCTTGTGGAAATACTAAAGAAAGACCAGTTGCACTAACTTGAGCTTCTCCTAAGAAACCTCCAAACTCTCGTGTACTTTGTCCTAACTTATCAATAGCATACCCAGCTCCAATTAAAGCTGAACCTAATACTCCACCAACGGTTGATGTTAGTAATCTAGCCGTATCGAGAACTCCTCCAATCGTATCTTGGATTCCTTCTAATACTGCTCTTTGTTTTTCTAAAAATTGTTTTTGTTTATCTGTTAAACCTGCATAGTTGTTAGCTAATTGGTTTGTTTGAGTCATTAAAGCAATTTGTTCTTCAATTCCCTTACCTCTCTTATCTAATGAATCTAATTCTGCATTAAATTGTGATTGTAAAGATTCTCTTTGAATTACATCATTTGCTGAAAGATTTGCAATCTGTTCATTTAAAGATTGCATTGTAGATAAAGAAGATATATTCTTTTTATGTTGAGTACCAGATTCTCTCAGAGAACTAACTCTCTGTTGTTCTAATTTACTCATTGGACCGTATATACCTGAAAGAGATTTTATTCCTCTTTCTTGTTCTGATATACCATCAATTACAATTTGTTTATTCTTTATTTCTTCTTGATTAACTTTTTTTACTTCTCTTGCTCTTCTTACTATTTGGCCTTTTAGTTTTTCTTGTAATTTTATTTGTTCTTCAGTCAAGGACGTACTAATTTTTTCAAGTTGATTTAGGTCACCTTGAAGTTTTTTAATTTCTCTTAATAAATCCGATTTTGACTTTGCCATTTAATTATTTAGAATATTTCTTAATTAATGAATCAAGTTCTTGTTTTTCTTTTTGAAGTTTTGTCATTTGTTGAATTACTTTAGATGGCATACCTTGCTTTTTAGCTTTAGATAACATTGAATTAGTAGCGTTATTTTTCAATCCATCAAAGAATGCATCAGAGAACTTCTTAGCTGCTCCAAACAATCCTTCGTTTACTTTTTCTTTTGACATGGGTATCTCCTTTATAGTTTTATACTACTATAAATATAGAGCACAAAAAAAGTGAGGAATTATTTCCTCACTCTTACTGATGGTCCTTTTGGAGAAGATTTTTTACCAACCTTATCCATTTCTTGTTTTTCTTTTTTCTTTGCCTCTACTAACTTCTTAAAATAGAATCTTCTCCAATGGATTGGCATGAAGTAAACTTCTGACCAAGTAAATCCATTACCGAAGTTAACCATTTCCCAAATCTGGTTATGAAGTTGGATTGAGTAATCACTCGGAAGGGTAAAAAAACCCGGCACCAAACGGTATATCAAGTGCCTCCGTTTCACCTGTTATATCAGAAGTAAAATCAAATGTTAAATCTAAATCTGGTGAGATTTCTCTGACATAGTTTCTTAAAGCTCTTGAATCTTTAGCTAAAAGATTGTTTTTTACAAAGTTGTTAATGAATCCCGTATCTGTATTACCATCTACATCTTGTATCATATATCTCAATCTTGTAGATACATCTTGTGATGGTACATCACCTTTACCACTCAATCTCTGCATTGCTTGAATATCTTTGTTGATATCAATTTCATCCTTATGAGTGAGTAGTTTAAACTTGATAGTTTTTTTTAAGGTAGGTAATTCAAATTCATATGAATTATCTGAATTCAATTTATCAAAATCAATATCCTTAGTTTGTACTTTTGATAAATTAATATTCACTTTTTGTTGTTCTAAGGTAAATGGGTCTGTAACTTCTACTTCGTAATCTGCCCCATATCCCAAGACACGAGTTGCAAGAAGAATTGCGTTTTTATCGCCAACGAATATATCACCTATATTCACTCCTTCTTCGACCACAACAGATTCGAATAACTTATCAAGAACCACCCCCTTCCTTATCAAATTTTGGGAAGCAAGTATATCCTCTTCTTTCGCAGTCATATACTTAATCTCCACCGTACCCTTTGATAACGGGTGTCCTTCCATGTAAGTCTTACCTTGAGATGGTAATTCTATCACTTCAGTTGGAAAATCATAATTTGCCATAAACTTTTATTTTAATGTTCGTATATAAATATATAACTTTTAAAAAGTTGGAAAAAAGGCATAAAAAAAGGTTCTCACTAAGAGAACCTTTTATGAAGTATCAAAAGTATATTATAGTATTAGTATTCTAAGATTGCGTAATCGTAAGAAAGTGTTAAACTGATTTCTGATGGGTCATTTGAAGCCCAGTCTAAATCATTAAATACTGCATTGTTAATAAATGCACCTTTAAGTTTCCAATTTTCAATCTTATCACCAACTGGTCCTAACATATAGATATCGATATCTTTCTTATAGAAATCTGCATATCCATCTCTACCTGTAATAGATTCGTGTGATGTTCTCACCCATTCCATTACTTGTTGTGCTCCACTTGGAACGATTGGGTCAAATAAAGTGATTTCAATATCTTGCCATTCACCTTTACCTTTGAGTTTTCTTTTTACGTTGATGTGGTCTAATGTTACTACTTCGAAGGAAATAGAAGGTCTATTTGCCGTTTTAATCAAATATGAAGCGATACCATCAATTTCCATGATGTATCTGTTCTTCATCTTCGGTTCGAAGTTCGTGTAGAACATATCGTTAAATTCTAATACTTCTGCCATTTTTTTATTCTCCTATTATATACTACTATAAATATAGTTCTTTTTAATTTTTAGTTATGCCGTAAAACTAGCCCCAGTCGGTAGAATGTTGAAATCAATTACAATGAATTCAGCTGTCTTAGTAGGTTGTAAGTAAATTGCCCCTGCCAAGATGTTTCTATCGATTACATCTGGTGTATTGTTAGATTCATCCATTACCACTCTAAAAGCGTAAAGTCCTTGTCTTTGTTGTATTCCTTCTAAATAAGGATTAACAGTATTTAAGAACTTACCTCTCGTTTGAGATGTGTTTTGTTCGAATACAAGGTATCTTGATGTAGATGCGATGTATTTCTTCACTTTGATTAATAATCTTCTTACGTTGATTCTATCAAGTGCAGATGCTCTATCTTGTAGAGTTTTCTGTCCGAATGCAACGATACCCTCACCTGGGAATTGTGCGATTGGATTAATCTTTCCTTCATATAGTGTATCTCTCTCAGCGTGAGTTAATCTGTTTAGTACAGAAACTGCTCCTGTGATACCACCTCTGTTTAACCCTGCTGGTGCAAACCATTCAGCTGCAACTGCATCGTTTTCAGCGTAAATTCCTGGCATCAATACTGATGGTGGAACTGCTGTTAGTTTATTAGTTCTACTATCAATTGTTTTAACCCATGGGTAATAAGTACCAACGTAGTTAGAATCAACTGATTGTCCTTCTTGGATTGCTTGAGCGATAGTATCATTCTTATCAGTTACATCACCGATGAAGAATGCATCTTCTCTAGCTTCTACCATATCAGAAACTTTATCAAATACATAAGAGTGTAATCTTCTTACAACACCTGGTGCAGATACCAAGTTGATATCGAAATCATCTGGATTAGATACTGCGTTGATTGCTTTTACATATGCAACCGAACCACTTGATGTTGAAGTAGATAAGTTAAATCCTTGTGCGTTTCCTGCTCCCCATTGAGAATCATCAGCTTTAGCTGCTTTGATTGTTGGAGATATACCATCGAATCCACCTTGGAATCCTACTGTAAATTGTCTTTTGTTGATTGTAGATGCATCATCTGCAGTAGATAGAGTATAACCAAAGTTATAAGTTCCATATCCATCATCTTGGTGGTTTGGAGTTACTCCAACTGAACTAGCACCATTATATTTTACATTGATATCTGCATCGAATGCAAATACTGTATTTCCACCGATAGTTGCCGAAGCTGGAATTGGTGAAAGATAAGCAGAGTTATCAATTTTTACAAGTGTTGATTCTAAATCAATACCAGAATATTTTCTACTTGTAGATGCGTTATTAGAATCAGAACCAGTAGAGAATATTACTGCTGGTACATCCGATTCAGAACCTCCTACTAAAATAGGGTTAGTATATGCACCATGTCCAAATGGTACTGCTGATATAGGAGATGCTCCTTCTTTAACTGTTTCAACTCTAACATATTTAGAACGATTTACATAATCACCATTCATTGTCATTTTTCCAACTGCATCAATAGTGATGTTCTGGTCACCAATTACCTTTGTAATGTAATTTGGAGATGCTGGGTCCATAGATAGGTTAGTAAATGTTTCTAATATAGTAGGACTTTTATCTGTATCAGAGTATCCTCTAAGTGCGATTGAGAATGTACCATAATCAGATGCGTTAGAAGTACCTGCTGCTTTTACGTTAAAGATAGATACTTTGAATTCTGTGTTTGAATAAGTACCATCACCTAAAGTATGTAATCTGAAAAGGTCATATCTTTCACCAGAGATTAACTGTGATTGTATATAAGGAGTACTAGCGTTTGTACAATCTTGTGTAAAATCTTGGTCTGATAATGCAACTAATGAAACTTGAGAACCACTATTTGATAAATGGTCTGCAAAATCAGTTGCTGCGTTTTCAAAATATTTAAATGAATATACTTTTTTACCACCAAATGCACTTTCTCCAAATACATCTGATAAATCGTTTCCTGCGGTTGGTAAAACTGATGCTGAAATTTCAGTTCCTAATAAAGAACCTGAAATTGAGAATGCTGATGCTGAAGGTTGTGAATCTATTGCTGTTGAAGCAAGTAATTCAGTTGTGATGTCTCCATCTGCATCTGCAAGGTTATCAGTACCATGTAGTACACCGATGATTTTATCATCTTTAGTACCCACACCACTTAATTTAATTCCAAGAGGTGCTGCATGAGAATAACCACCCATATGTCCTACACGAACAATAGTAGCTACTCCAGCTTCTCTTAAATAATTTTGTACGGTGTACCCTGAATAGTAGTCTCCATTAGGGGTGCCGAATATTTCTTCGAATTCTGATTGTGTACTCACAACGGTTGGAACGAAAGCAGGTCCTTTATGGAAAGGTCCAATTATTGCTGCTCCGATTTCTCCAATACCTTGTGATAAGAAAGAAAGGTCATTTTCTCTCGTAAATACACCAGGTGATACAATCTTTTCTGCCATTTTATATTACTCCTTGTTAATTTTTTTGTATAATATACTCTTATATAAGTATAACCAACTAAATCGAAAGATTATTTTTATCCTTCTACTTCAGCTGTTTCTTCTTTTGGAGTTGGAATAAATTCACCTGTTGCCGGGTCAAAGTTACCATCTCCGTATTTTCCATTCAATCCTTCAAACAATTCTTTCTCTTTTTCTACAAGAGATTGATGTTGTTGAATTAGTTGAGTTTCTTGAGCCTCAATTTGTTGGATAGTTCTACTTCTTTGAATAGAAAGTTGTCCTAATTGAGTAAAAGTTCTCCCAACTTCTTGACGTAATTCGTTAATTGATTGGATTTCCTCTTCTGTAAACTTAATTGCTTCTGCCATTTTTGTAAAATTTAATTAATTATTGTTATCAATATATATAAATATATAGTTTTTCACAAAACGTAATTTTTTATTCATTAATTTTCAAATGTATGAGAGAATGTTAAGGTATCTGAAAATGCTCCATATACACCCATTTCTCTTGCTCTTACTCTAGCATACCAAGTACCAGTTGAAAGACCAGATACATTTAAAGATGTTCCACTAAACGTACCACTATGAGTTCCATCAGGTGATGAGAAATCTGAGTTATCATCTACATCTAAATCATAATCAGTTACACCAGTTGTACCTGTTGCACTTGGAGTTGTCCAACTCAAGTTTGAATCTGCAGCTCCAGCTGGATTGTTATATGAAATAGTTGGTGCTGATGGACCTGTGAAATCACTCCAAGTATTTGTACCCTTGTTATGAGTTATATACCCATTTACCAAGTAAGTATCATGTTCTTCAACATCTATTGATACAATTTCTACTGTACCATCTGTAATATCAATCGAAGCTACAGGTTCTTTTACAATAGTACCATTATTAGATTTTATTAACTTATCACCAATTACTAAGTTGTGTAATTCCTTAAATCTATATAATCCATCTACTGAATCTTCTACTAACATAGGATGTTCCGATGTACCTGTAATTTCACCACTATTAATATCATAATATCTTGATGCGAAAGAATAAGTAAGATTTACTACTGTTACATCTTTAGAAACCTCACCAAGTTCTGAATTAGACCAATCTAAAAAGTTAGAAGAATACTCATCATCTGATAATCCATCTAAAGAATATCCTTTTAGTACATCTCCTTCTTCTAAATCTCCTGCATCTACAATTGTACCATCTGCTAAAAGAATAGGTGAATCTGCAGTTAAACATAATGATGATGCATGTCCATCGTAGTTATCTACGTTATAAACTGTTTTTTCAATATTTTCACCCATTTCACCTTGACCAGCTCCACCGATGTGTGCATTGTAAACTTCATCATATACTACTCTAAGAGTATTCGATGCTACTTCCAATCTTGTATCAGTATTTGACCTATCGGCAAAAGTTAAAGTTGCTGTCTTGTGTTCATCACCTCCTATTGTGATTGTAGTACCTGCTGCTACCGACCATGTAAAGTTTCCATCGTATTGACCTAACTTACTATCATGGTTTGAACCTGCCCCACTAAAACTCAAAGTGTAATCTTCAGAGGTGCTTTCAACACCATAAGTGAACCCACTAAGTGAACCAACCGAATCGATTGCGAACGATGAAAAACTAATGTTATCTCCTGCCGATGGAGTTGTACCCATTATATCAGATATTGCAGCCGTTGTAGCTGCTGTTGAATCTCGTAAATCTGCTAATGATAAAGTATCTCCACTTGAAAGTGTAGCCATATTATTCTCCTAATTATATATTATAAATATCAAGTAATTCCTTTACCCACTTATCTTTATTGGTAAAATTATCAATCATATGTTTTTTAAGGTGTAAAAACCACTTATTTTTTTCTTCGTAAGAAGTTTCTAATAACCTATTATAAATATCAACAAAATCTTTTTTAGAAGTTGCTCTGTAAGGATATTCTAAACTTGGTAACCAAGATGTATGTAAAATTGGTAATTTTCCCCAATCTACTGCTTGGAATATTGAATATCCAAAAGGTTCATAAGTAAAACAAGAATGCGATATACCCCAAGCCATATTCCAAAAATTATCACCAAAATCTGGTTTGTAATGATATACTCGTATTTTGGAGGTATCCATTTTATATCCTTTTTTAAATACACCATTAAACATTTGAGAATCTGTAAATACTAATGCATCTAACCCATCTAAAAAATGTGGATTCTTTCTTCCTTCACTTCTTGCAGCAAATCCTAATTTATTTGATTCACTTAGAGGTTTATTATGTTTAAACTCATAAAAGTTCGGTATATTTTGATTTTCATACTTTATATCATACAATCCAATCCATATAGATTTCTTTGCCCATTTATTTACATCAATTTCCCAAGTTGAATCAATATAAGGATGATGACCAAAGGATGAATCACTACCAACTGCGTTTTTTAAAATATGGTCTACTGAATTATGTAGTATGTTAGAATATATTTTCTTTTTATTATCAATAATAACTTGCATGGGTTTATAGTGTCCATGTAAGATATGAATTCTTCTACAATCTTTTATCTTTTTTTCAAATTTCCTTAAATCATCACCATGCCAATGAGTTTCTATTGGAAATTTATAATCGTATTCGTTAAAGTTTCTTGGTTTGTTTCTGTGTATAAGAAGGACTGGTTTGACTTTTAACTTTGGTGCTATTTCTTCTAACCAAATATTAACCCATGTATCAGTTCCGGCGTTTACCCAAGGTCCTCCACCAGTTGTATAATAAACATCATACATATTTTATTTTTTTACTATTATTTTTCCTGCAAAGTTTGCTGAGAATGAAACTGTTAATGCATTTACAGAAGTAGATTCTATATCTAATGGTTGCTCTTGTGTATTATTTGAAGTATTCCAAGCTTGTACAAAAGGATATCTTTCATTTAAATTATGTGTTATGGTATAAAAAGCAGCACCAGTTACATCTTCTCTATAAGAATCTAAATCAGATGATGCAATAATATGACCACCCTTTGCAACTACTACATGACCAGAATGATTACCACTTAAATTTACAGTTGCAGTATCATTATTAGTAAGAGTTACTGAACTTGGTACTAATTGTTGGTAAGAACCATCATAAACAGAAATAATTACGTTTCTTGAATCAAAACTATGATTTACCGTAATTGTATTAGTATCACTAAATGATTGAGTTACTGATGCAACTTGGTCAACTGAAATTCCTGTCAATGCAGAACCATCACCATGAAATGTATTACCACGAACTTCATTCCAAGGTTTGGAAGAAGAACCTAAATCATAAGTTGAACCACTATCTGGTATTAATGAAGATGAGAAATCTGCACTTACTGTTATTGAATCAGTTGTAGAATCACCTATTGTAATATTACCACCTAAAGTAAGATTACCTAATATATTTACATCTCCACCTCCAAATTCGAATGATGAACCACTAAATGATAGTTTAGTATCTGAGGTATTGTTTGAGTTTCTTGAAGAAAGGATAATACCAGCACCCGCCGTATTATCAGTTGTAACTCTAAATCTATCACCAGTAGAATTTGCTCCCACTACTAAAGAGTGATTTTGTCCTACTGTTTCGTTTAATATTGTTTGTGCTGAAGTGTATGTATTTGAACCAGTAGTTGCCAAAGAACTATAAAGAACAGTATCAGTTACATTTATTTGTTCTGAACCACTTACTACACCACTACCACCAAAAAGTATATTTGAATAATCTATATCACCACTAAAGGATGATGCTGAAATGTACAATGAAGCCGATATGCCACCAACTAAATTAAATGAACCTGAATTTTGTGAATTTGTGGTGAGTATTTCTTGTATAGATAGAGTTCCATCTACATCTTTTTCGAAAAATATCCTACCATCATAGGTATTAATTGCTAATTCCCCTAAATCTAAATTAGAGGTTGTAGGGATTTTACCCTGTACAGCGGTTCTTTTTAATTTGATTGTCTGTGCCATATTTATGACTTATCGTTTTCATTATATAATTACTCGATAAATAGAAAAACCCTTATATAAGGATTAAACCCCCCATAAAGGAGGGTTTATATTTACCTTTATTTTAACTTAATTTACTCTTTAACTCATCAAT